TACGCTCGTTCGTTATATATAATATATAAATATATAACTGACTAAATGTTGAGTAAACGCCAGAGTTATGCCGTTAATCAGGGGGCGTTATTAAACCGATATTTGTCCACAGAGGGCGACTGATTTAACACCCTAGGGGGACACCAAATGGGACGCAAGCCTGGAGTACAGAACATCTCCAAGAAGGAAGCCCAGGAGAAAATGCTCCTGCTCCTAGAGCAAGGGGCGACCATTACAGCGGCTATGGCAGCCGTGGGACGTAATGATGTCACCTTCCGCCAGTGGTCGATGGCAGACCCTGACTTCAAGGAACGGGCAGACAAAGCCCGCCTAGCGGGTAAAGGGGTCAAGGCTGACCTGAAGGATTTGAAGGATATCTCCTTCCCCGACTTCTGCGAACAGTTCCTAGATTCTAAGTTGTTCCCCCACCAGTTGAACTGGCTGGACCTGATGGAGGGTGTTGAGCCTCGCTGGATGCCAGCAGGTATGACCTACGAGCCAGGTGAACCTGACCGTGTACTTATCAACGTACCACCTGAGCACGCCAAGTCGACAACTATCACGACTAACTATGTGACCTACAAGATTGTCACTGACCCTAACACTAGAGTCATCATTGTCTCTAAGACTCAGGGTATGGCTAGAAAATTTTTGGGCGCGATTAAAACCCGCCTTTCTCACCCAGCCTATATGAAACTCCAGACCGCCTTCGGTCCTAACGGAGGCTACAAGGCAGATGCGACCCAGTGGTCGGCAGATATGATTTACCTGGGTACAGGACGCGACTCTGGCGAGAAGGACCCTACGGTCCAAGCCTTGGGTCTTGGTTCTCAGATTTACGGTGCTCGTGCTGACTTGATTATCGTCGACGATGCTGTGATGGGTGCCAACGCCCACGAGTGGGAAAAGCAGATGGAATGGCTTCAGAAGGAAGTTATCACCCGTCTTGGTCGCCACGGTAAGTTAATTATCGTTGGTACCAGAGTGGCACCAGTTGACTTGTACAAAATGCTACGTGACCCAGGGCAATGGTCAGGTGGTGTTTCCCCTTTCACCTACTGTGCAATGCCAGCGGTTTTAGAATTTGATGAAGACCCTACGCAGTGGAAAACCTTGTGGGCAGAAACTGACCAACAGGAAAACGCTAAAGACGAACCACTGCCAAATGGAAATTATCCAAAGTGGGACGGACCCTCTTTATTCAAGAGACGTTCTCAGGTATCTCCTTCAGTGTGGGCTATGGTCTACCAGCAAGAAGATGTCACTGAGGACTCAATCTTCTCACCTACCTGCGTTGCAGGTTCTGTCAACGGAATGCGTAAGCGCGGTCCATTAAAGCCTGGTGCTCCTGGACATCCGCGTATCGTAGAAGGTGCACACACCATCATCGGACTTGACCCTGCTATGGCAGGTGCTACTGGTGCAGTGGTTGCAACTTACAATCGCTCTGACGGAAAAATTTATGTTTTGGATTGTGTCAATATGACCGAGCCAACTCCACAAAAGATTCAAGACCTCATTGAAGAATGGGTTCAGAAGTATCGCCCTCACGAACTGCGTATCGAAATCAACGCACACCAAAAGGCATACGCACTCGATGACAACCTACGCCAGTACTTGGCGCAGTGGGGATGTCAACTGAACTCACACTTTACTGGTAAGAATAAATGGGACACATCATTTGGTGTAGCGTCAATGGCAGCACTCTTTGGCAATACGCGAGATGGACGTTTCCAAGATAACAACTTGATTGAACTACCAAGCAACGAAGGCTCTGAGGGTCTTAAGACTTTGGTACAAGAGTTGATTACTTGGAAGCCTGATACTAGAAACCCTACAGACTGCGTAATGGCACTGTGGTTTGCAGTCATTCGCATCCGCGAATTGATGCAAGCAGGTTCACGCTTACAGTCCTACACGCAAAATCGTTGGGCTACGAGAGCACAGAAATCAAACAGAGTCACCGTGAATCTTCAAGAGGCAATCGCTGACCAGTGGTCAGAACAATACGGATAAGGATAACAATGGCATTATCAAAGCAGCAGGTGTTTGCGAGAGTTGAATCTCTACGCCACCTCAACGGAGAACGCGACCAGCGTAACCTTGACGTACTCGCAGTCCGTAAGGGAAAGATTTCTGATGTATACCCTGATTTTTTCCCAGAGGGCATCGATGCCAACGTAGTTGCTAACTTCATTGACATTGTGGCACGTGACCTCTCAGAGGTTATGGCACCACTACCAGCAGTAAACTGCTCAGCAGCAAATGCTGTCAATGACCGTGCACGTAACTTTGCCGACAAGCGCACACGTATTGCATCAAATTATTTTCAACACTCAGACCTTGCAGTACAGATGTACCAAGGTGCTGACTGGTATCTCACATTCGGTTTCCTCCCGTTCGTAATTGAACTGGATGAAGATGCAAAACTGCCACGTATCCGCATAGAAAACCCAGTGGGTGCTTACCCAGAGTTTGACCGCTATGGACGTTGTGTGGCATTTGCAAAGCGATACTCAATGACGCTAGGCGAACTCGTATCTCAGTTCCCTGACTATGAAGCCCAGTTGCTCGGACGCCGAGGTTACGACCAGGACTTAACTGCTCAGGTTGAGATGATTCGTTACTACGACAAAGACCAATCAATCATCTATGTGCCAAACAAGGAAAACCTTGTCTTGTCACAGGCTTCCAATCCAATTGGAAAGATGCACATTGTCGTTGCTCGTAAGCCATCTATTGACGGTGAACTTCGTGGACAGTTTGACGACATCCTCGGTATTCAATTGCTTCGCAATCGTTTTGCTCTACTTGCTATGGAAGCAGCAGAGAAGTCTGTACAGGCACCAATCGTATTGCCTACAGATGTTAACGAACTGCAACTTGGTGGAGATGCTGTTATCTACACATCTAACCCAGCAGGTGTACGCCGCGTAGAACTTAATGTTCCACAGGGCGCGTTCCAGCAGTCACAACTTCTTAACCAAGAACTTCGCGTTGGTGCACGTTATCCTGAAGGACGTACAGGAAACATTGACGCATCAATCGTTACGGGACAAGGCGTACAGGCTCTTATGGGAGCCTTTGATACTCAGGTTAAATCTGCTCAAGCAATCTTTGCTGCAGCACTACGTGATGTAATCAGCATCTGCTTTGAAGTTGATGAACTAATCTTCCCTGAAGAAAAGACAATTCGCGGAGTAGATTCGGGTTCACCTTATGAAATTACTTACAAGCCTTCTAAAGATATTAAGAAGGATTTTTCTGCCGATGTTCGTTACGGTATGCTTGCTGGTCTTAATCCCGCGCAAGGTCTTATCTTTATGCTACAAGCATTGGGAGGCGGATTAATCTCCAAGGATATGGCGATGCGTGAACTTCCATTCACTGTCAACGTCACACAGGAATTAGAAAAGATTGAAATTGAGAATATGCGTCAAGCACTTCTCGGTGGTATTACTGCAATGGCTCAGGCTATTCCAGCGATGGCAACACAGGGACAAGACCCATCGGATATGGTTAATAAGATTGCTGCGGTTATCAAGGCACGTCAAAAGGGCACTGCTCTTGAGGACGCTATTGAAGCCACATTTGCTCCGCAGCAACCAGTTCCTCCTGCTGGGGCAGCATCTATGGTTGAGCAACCGTCCCCTGCTCCCGCCGCTTCTCCAGCAGGAGGCGCTCCTTCCGAGGCTCCTATGGCAGAACTACCGCCACAACCAGCACCAGACATTATGAGCATTCTTTCTAGCCTTACCGCATCAGGTGAAGCAGGTGGAAGCGTAAGAACAATCGCACGTAGATAACTTGAGGCGGGGACAATGACAACAATCGTAGGCGTACAGAACGCAAATGGTTGCGTCATAGCAAGTGATTCACGAGTTGCAGAGGGTGGCAAAGTTTATACACACCCTGAAATGGTTAAGGCGGTACAACGTGGAAGTTACATTATTGGTGGTGCTGGTGACTATCGTGCTTTACAAGTGGTACTCCACGGGTGGACGCCTCCACTAGTAAGCGCGAAAGCAAAACAAAATCTTTACGAGTTTGTCATCAACAAGGTTGCACCTTCACTGAAGACAACACTTACTGAGGCTGGTATTGACTTTACCAAGTCATCAGATAACGACGACAAGTTTGAGTTGAGTCTTCTTATTGGAATCAACGGTAGTTTGTTTGAAGTAGATAGCGACTTTGCAGTTACTATGAATGACACAGGACTTTATGCAATTGGTTCTGGTGGTGATTTTGCACTAGGTGCACTACACGCAGGAGCAACAGTGCTCGATGCAATGCGAATTGCAGCAGTTAATAACAATGGAACTTCGGCTCCATTTCATATTCTTGAACAAGAAATCAAGTAGGAGGAACAATGGCTGGACAACCAGGACGTAGTGGCGGAGACCGCCCAACTGCACCGCAGAATAATCCTGCCAACGTTAATGCTCTTGGTGGTAACGGACAATCAGGTCAAGCACGACCAGAGTACACAGGATTTGCGTACGGACAAAATGGCGCATTAGATGCACAGGCTGGAGCAGCAAAGATGGAAAAGGCACCTAACCCTTCTATGGCAGCAGCACCTGCACCAGCATCAATGGCTTCAATTCTTGGTGGTTTAACTCCACTAGATGCTGAATCACAAGACTCTCTTCCTATCTCAGATGGTGTTGATGTTGGTCGTGGTCGCGGAAGCGAAGCACTTCCTCCAGCACTTAATACTGACACACGTATTACAGAGAACCTTGATTTAATGAAGCGTTACTTACCAGACCTTATTGATGCAGCACGCCTACCAGGCGCACCTGATTCATACAAGCGTCTTGTTAACTATGTTAAAGAAAGACTTATTTGATGAAATGGGTAGAGAATAACTTCTTCGACCATTTAGATAAGTTCGGCAACTCATTGGGATATGAGAACTTTGACATTGCTGTATGCCTTTCTATGGTCCCTTGGGAATCACCATCTGACCGTGATGTATTCATTATGACATTAACTGGAGAGGATGTTAAAGGTGGCGAACCATCAACATTTAATCCAGGAAGTGAGATGATATAATGGCTTCACCGTGGAGTGCTTTTCTTGACACAATCAAAGGTGTTGTCGGTGGTATCACTGGAACAGTTGCAAAGTCTGGCGCAAGCCTTGGTGCAACAGAAGTATTTAAGGGTCGTCCAGATTTAGCAGCACAAGCAGCAATAGGTGCTGAGGCTGCAACAGGTCGTGCACTTGAGAAGGCTGGAATTACACCTGTAGAAAAGACTGTAGCCAAAGTTGCTGACCCAGTTCTTTATGTAGGTGAGAAGGCTGAGAAGTACGTATTCAGCCCAGTAATTGCTCGTCCAATCTCTACTGCATTTTTATTAACTGACCCAAACAGCGCTTTATATAACTCAGATAAACTTGGACAGGGATTCCAGTTATCTGACATCATTGATGCTTACAACCGAAGCGAGCAAGTTTCTCTCGGCGTAGCAATGACCAAATCAGCAATTAATCCGCTGGCTGGTATCACTACACCAATCCTTGCATCAGGTGGAATTGACTTAGATAAGGTCGACCTATGGAACGACCAGGATGTCAAGAAGAATTTTCAGGACAATGTAACTGGACGTTGGGTTACTGGAACATCTGATTTTATTTTTAAGAACGTAGCAATTGCAGGAGCAGGTAATGTTGCTTCAGCGGCAGCAAAGGCTGCAGCAATTCGCGCTGGTTTGAATACAACCATAAAGGCTGGCGACATTAATGCTATGCCACAATGGGAAAAGTTAGCAACTGACCACATTGAATTTATCAAGACCAATGGCGCATCTGGTGTACGTTCAAACCTTGGTGAAGATATTCAAAAGATTGCAGAATCTGATGACATTATCTTTATCAAGAACATCACAGAGAAGCACAGTAACAATCCTAAACTTGTTGGTCTATTCAAGGAAACTAAAGACCCAGAGTTTGTGCGTGATGCACTTCTTGCTGACAAGGGTTATGGTCCTGCGATTGAGCGCATTGCTGCTGCTCGTCGTTCAGATGACCTATGGTACTTGTCAGATGGTAATGCTCAGATTCAAGGCGACTTCATCAAGACTGGAAAGATTCCAACTCAGACTCCAGACCAGCGTGCTCGCTGGATGGCTGCATTCGATGATGCAATTGCCAAGGACCCTAAGAGCCAAGAAATCTTTGATGCTTTCCTAAAGCAGGTTGAGAATCCTGAGACTGGCGTTCTGTCACTTGAGCCAAAGTTCTTTGGTAAGAACTACAAGCCAGCCGAGCCAATCATTGGTAAAGAGGCTTTTACTGCTACGCGTAATCGTTCTGCACAACTGAAGGCTGCTGCTATGCAGCGCGACTTCTCTAAGGTTGGTGGAGTTACACAGACTGTACTTAGTTCGGGTGTTGGTTATCCAACAACAATTCTTATGCGTAATCTTGGAACATATATGCCTAAAGGTATTGTTTCATTTTCTGGTCTTCGCCCATCACAGGGTATCGACGAATTGATTTCGGTCTTTGATGATATTCCAGCCTTTACACAAGGTGACAAGTTAATCACTATCACTGAGCGCGGAGCGAAGAAGACTGTATCTCAGTATCGCACAGAGGTCCTTGACCGATTCATTTCGGCACCAACTGATGGTGAGAGAGCACAACTCATTAAGTCTCTCAATAAGGAACTTGCACGAGTTGTTGCTTACAACCGTGGCGTATTCGACAACGAACTTATTGACAAGTTTGTTGACGAACTAATGCAGAACGTTGATTCTGTACACGGACAGTTGCGTACATCAGGTTTTGCCTATGACCCAACTGGTGCTCGTATTGCAGTTAATGCAATCACACAGCGTCAACTTGCAAGTTCTGAGGCTATGTTGCCATTTGGTCAACTAGACAGAATGCTTGCCCGTGTTGCTCGCCAAGAAAAGGCATCAGTTACTAGTATTCCAGTAGATGCTGCAGCGGCAGTATCAAAGGGTGCACGAGAAATATTTGAAGCAGGAAACAAACTTTTCTCATTCTCTCAATTATATAAATTTGCATATATACCTAAGAACTCTATTATGGAACCAGTAATCTCTGCAACTCTTGCAACTGGTATGGACACTATGCGTCCACTTCTGACTCAGGTAACAAAGGCTTCAATCGAAAGAACAGCCAATCTAATTATGCGTAATGTTGAGAAGAGTAAGACACTTCTTCCTACACGCAAGCGTGAAGTTCAACGTGAGATTCAGGCTCTTAGCAAGCAGTACGACAGAGCGATTAATAACCGCGATGAGGTATTTACTGAGTATCAGAACTTCTTCTCTGATGTTCCAGGCGTGTCTCCTGCTGCTCGCCGCGACTGGGCAGAGATTGTTAAGGCTGACCTACGTGATGCAGAGCGTATTGTTGATGACATCGAAGCACGTCTAAACAAGTACACAGTTGACTTCGGCGATAATAAGCGTATCGACGTACCTACACTTTATGGTCTACAACGTCGCATTGAGACGTTAAAGGCTGCTAAGGACCCACGCTTTGGCGCAGACATTGCCAACGCAGAGGCTGCTATCAACAAGGCAGTCGGCGATATGAACACTTTGGCTCCTGAACTAGGTGCTCTTAACAACGAGATTGCTGATGCGTATGCTCGCATCTCAAGTGTTATGGATGAGTTTGCCCCTAAGTTAAAAGAACAGGCAGACCTACTATCCATTGCTGAGGGTCGCTACGCTAAGAAGCGCATTATGCCAGAGACTGAAAGAGTTGTTCTTAAGAATGGGCAGACTCTTGAACTACCATCTTTCACAAACAAGCAGTATCTAGGTGATGCTTACTTTAGCGAGATTGCTAATACATCTACACGTACCCTTGAGTTCCTTGGTAATAAGTCAATCGTAGGTAAGGTTAATCGCATTAACCGCAAAACTCCTGCAAAGTCTACTAAGCCTACCGACCCAGAGTACTTTGACCAATTAGTTTATGTTGCTAACAACCATATGCGTGGAGATATCTTGGTTGACAAGATTCTTGCTGGCGCAGGACGTGAAGAACTCCTAGCAACTTGGGCTTACACCAAGCAGGGTTCATCTTATGCGACCAATATGGGTCGTATGCCAGAAGAGATTGTTCAGATTATTGATGAATCAATCTCATACGTCAACCGCTACCTACCAACTGCAGAGGCTCGCCGCCTTGTAGCAGCAGGTGATGTAAAAGTTACAGACTTGCAACGCGAATTGGCTGACAAGTTGGACTCAATGGTTCCAATCCAGCCACTAGATGTTCAGTATGCTAACCCGACTACACTCAGCGGCACTATCAACCAGAACGTTGACTACTACTTATCAAAGGCTTGGCAGCAACTAGGTCGTCCTGAGAATGTAATCCGTGAGGTATGGGGTAACA